ACACCTGAAGGTGTGTGGTCTTTTAACTTAGATAAGTTTGATGATTTAGTTTGGACTGACCAAGATAACTTGCCAGCCACAACAGAGTTCGATAACAAAGAGAAAGTAACTAAAGCAGTTTCTTTCTTACCAATAGAAAAAGGTGATAGATTATTTTGGACATAACAATAGACTTGAATAAAGTCTGGGATGATGCGTGGAACGCTGAGATTGAAGACATAAAAAAATATCAAGACCCTAATCTTGATGTAAAAAACTTACGTCAATCATCTCGTACTACTAAAGCAAACCCTGATGGTGAGAACGCTGAGTGGTGGTATGTTAATGGTCGTAAGTTCCTTGACTCTTGGATTGCTTGGCGTAAAGGTTCAGGTTGGAATATCTGGACAACACCTCAAGGTGTACCTGCAATAGAGTTAATGCTTGAAATTGAAACAGGTGGTATCAATCTTAAAGGTGCAGTTGACCGTGTGTTCATTACACCTGAAAGAGAAATCATTATTGTTGATTTGAAAACAGGTATGCGTACACCACAATCAGACTTACAACTACAGGTGTATGCTTGTATGTTGGAACGTGCAACTGGTGTGAGACCAGACTTTGGTGCATACTGGATGGCAAGACAAGGTGGAACAAGTACACCTGTTAGATTAAATAAATTTACATTAAAGAAATTAGATGAGATGATTGCTCTCTTCCAAAAGGCAAGAGAAGATAATCTTTATCTACCTAATTTCGAATCGTGTAAACTGTGCTCTGTTCAGGAGTACTGCTATTGGGTAGATGGGGAAAAGTCTACCGAGTTAGGAGAAATCAATGGCAACAAATGAAGCACTGTTTTCAGTTAGTATGAAAACAAGAAACGGAACCATCCTCACATTACGTGCTGATGATTTCGATACCTTCTCTAAGCACATTGCTGATGCAGTTGGTGGGAACATTAACTTAATCGTTGGTGCATTAGAAGATGTTGTTCACGGACAAGACCCTGTTGCTTACGCTGCACAAGCGTTAGGTGCAACAAGTGTTGTGACTGAACCTAATGTTGGTAGTGGTCCAATTGCACCACCGTCAACACTTGGTTCATATCCTGCACCTACTTGTCATCACGGTCCAAAGAAACACAAGAGTGGACAAGGTGCTAAAGGTCCTTGGCAAGCGTGGATGTGTCCATCTGCTAAAGGAACACCAGACCAATGTCAACCAATGTGGATTAAACGTGGTGAACCAGGTTGGGTTTCATAAGTGAGAACACTCACTAGAACAATTGGTAAAACTGAATCAGGTGGCGAACCACTGCCACCTGTTTTCAGGACGTTTGAATATTCCCAAATTGTTTTACGCCGAAGCGAAGTAAGTATGTTTGCTGGTGCTCCTGGTGCTGGTAAATCAACACTTGCTTTAGCGTTAGCAACTTGGATGAAAGTTCCTACCTTGTATGTATCAGCAGACACAGGTGCACACACAATGAGTATGCGTTTGTTCTCAATGCTTACAGGTAAGAGCCAAGATGAAGCAGAGAAACTTTTATCATCAGATGTTAAGTTTGCTAGAGAAGCAATTAACAAAGGTTCAAGTCATATCTTCTGGTCATTTGATGCAGCACCATCTTTATCTGATTTAGATGAAGAGGTGTTATCTTTTGAAGAAGTACACGGTGAGAACCCACACTTGATTGTGTTAGATAACTTAATTGATATCACTGATGGTGGTGGAGAAGAGTGGTCTAGTATGCGTCAGACTATGAAAGAAATAAAATTCTTAGCACGAGATACTAACGCTGCAATTCTTATCCTTCATCACACAAGTGAAGCCTTTGATAGTAACCCTTGTCCACCAAGGTCAGCCATTCAAGGTAAAGTTTCACAACTACCAGCATTGATTTGTACCATAGGTCAAACACCTAACGGTATGATGGGTGTTGCACCAGTAAAGAATCGTTACGGAAAAGCAAATGCTTCTGGAAGTGAACCAGTTTACCTGTCATTCAATCCAGAGTTTATGTATCTTGCTGACCCAAGAGAATCTTTATGAGAAATATGGATGGCAGATGTTATATCTGTTCATCTATTTGGTACTGCACTTGTAACAACGAATCGAATATAGGTGAAGATGAGCAAGTCTAAACAAAAAGGTACTGCTGCAGAAACTGCTGTAGTTAAATACCTTAAAGCAAACGGCTTCCCTAAAGCAGAACGTCGTGCACTACAAGGCAACCTAGATAAAGGTGACATATCTGGTATTGATGATGTGGTGTTTGAAGTTAAAGACCATAAGAAGATGGAACTATCTGGTTGGGTTAAAGAGTTAGAAGTTGAAGTGGACAACGCTGATGCTGTAACAGGTGCAGTTATTCATAAAAGAAAAGGAACAACAGATGTTGGCGAATGGTATGCAACAATGCCAGTGTATATGTTCCTATCTTTAATAAGGGAACTTGATGTCTGATTCACCTATTGCAAAAGTGTTGATGCTATATGGGGCTGTTAAGGTTCCATCTGGTAGAGGATGGCGCAGTATGAAATGTCCTTTTCATTCTGACCGTCACGCCTCAGCAACAGTTAACACAGAGGTTAATGCGTTCTCCTGTTTTGCGTGTAGTATAAAGGGAGATTTGTACAAGATTATTATGGAACAAGAAGGGATAAGTTTTCGTGAAGCAAAATCAAGAGCAGAAGAAATTGTTGGAACAAGCGACATCGCACTACCAAAAGTCAATCAACTTGGCAGAAGAGTATCTCGCCAAGAGGGGACTATCTCTAGCAGACGCAGAGAGGTTTCGTCTGGGAGTAGTGAACGAACCACTCGTAGGTCACGAAGCGTACGAGAACAGACTGGCGATACCGTACATAACTAGAGCAGGTGTTGTTGATATTAGATTCAGAGCAATAGATTATTCTGAACCAAAGTATCTAGGACTTCCTGGTTCTGAGACAAGGTTATATAATGTTGAAGCATACTTTCAGGCAACTGATTGGATATGTTTATGCGAAGGTGAAATAGATACTATGACACTTTCTAAACTAGGTTACCCTGCTATTGGTATTCCTGGTGTTAAAAACATTAAGTCACATCACTATAAAATCTTGTCAGACTTTGATAGGATTTATGTGTTCGCTGATGGTGACACAGCAGGTCGTGACTTTGCTAAAGACCTTGCAAGAAAAGTTGCAGGTGTTATATCTATTACCATTCCTGATGGTGAAGATGTTAACAGTTTGTTTATTAAGAATGGTTCTGATTGGTTCAAGGGGAAGGTTGCTGCATAATGTACAACGAAGCAAAGTTTGCTGAATTAACTTACATATACACAGATGGTTTAGCAGAGTTATTAATTAAGAAACAAAAAGATTATGGACCAAAGAATATATCTGATTCACCTGGTGGTCCACTTAATGGGTTACGTGTGAGAATGTTTGACAAACTTGCTCGCATTAATAACCTACTAGAAACAGGTGCAAAACCAGAGAATGAATCATTAAGAGATTCGTTTATGGATATAGCAAACTATGCAATCATCGCAATGATGGTTCTAGATAAACAATGGGAAGGCGTTGAATGAAACGCATTGTAGTCTTATCTGATATGCAAATACCTTTGCATAATAAGAAAGCAATAGACGCAACGATTAAGTTTGTTAAAGACTACCAACCAGATGAACTCTTCTGCGTGGGTGACGAAGCAGATTGCTTAGCCCCAGCACGTTGGTCTAAAGGATATGTTGCAGAACATTCTAATCTACAACGAGACCTTGATGAAACTACTTCTATTATGGGTAAGTTTCGTAAAGCAATAGGAAGTAAACCTTTTCATTTAATGAGAAGTAATCACGGCGATAGAATACAACGTTACATTGAACGCGATGCTCCAGCGTTAGCAACACTTAGAGATTTAAAGTATGAAAAACTTTTAGGTTATCGTGACCTTGGTATTACTTACCATAATAAACTTTGGGAGTTTGCTCCTGGTTGGGTTATGGGTCACGGTGATGAAGGTGCAACCAGTCGTTACGCTGGTGGTACAGCAATGGCATTAGCCAAAAAGATTGGTATGTCAGTAGTATGTGGACATACACATAAGCAAGGATTAATCCATACCAATACTTCTTTTAATGGGAAGTACACTTCATCATTGTATGGTTTTGAAGTTGGTAACATTATGGATTTGAAACAAGCAACTTACCTCAAAGGAGGAAGTGCCAACTGGCAATCTGGTTTTGGAATTCTCTACATTGATAAAGGTAAAGTGACCCCAGTACCTGTACCTATGATAGGTAATTCTTTTATAGTAGAAGGAAAAAGTTACAAGTGGTAGATTACATAACTGAATATAGTGCTTTAGTTAAGAATGTTTCTTACTCTAAACATAAAGATTATCCTATGGTTCCACAAGAAGATATCATTCAAGAACTATGGTTATGGTTCCTTGAACACCCTAATAAAGTTGAAGAGTGGTCAAAGATGGATGACCAGAAACTTGCAACGAAACTTGTTAATAGGTCTTTACATAATCGTGCACACGATTTTTGTCAGAAAGAAAAAGCAAGAACAGTTGGGTATGAGATAACAGATTTATCTTACTATCATCGTGATGTAGTAGAAGAATTACTACCATCAATTCTTAGTGATGATTGGTCTCAACCAGTATTCTCTGATGTTAATGGTGATAGAAAAACATTTGCACCTAGTGAAGGTGGTAACCTTATGGCTATGCAAGCAGATGTTTCATATGCGTTTGAACGCATAAGTCCACATCATCAAGAGATATTATTACAATGGTATTTGAATGGTCGTAACTCTAAAGACCTTGGTGTTGCTTTAGGTTTAACTGATAAGAATGCTAGGATGAAAGTGACCAGAGCCATTGATGCTATCATTAAAAAACTTGGTGGTCGTATTCCAAGACCTGATAAGGACTACAAAAAACATTCTGATTAAATGACAAAAGAGGCAGGATGGATATTCCTACCCAACCTGCCTATAAAAGTGGCTAATTTTGCCCTTATTTGCCCTCAGAATCGCTGTTAAGGGTGACCTTAAACAGTGTCCAAGTAGCGAAAGCACCAAGACAAATGATACCTACAACGTTACGTGTCTCACCAGGAGGTAATACTATCCAAGCGATAGCCAAACCAACTAGAGTAAAGGCTTCCCCAGCCCAGGCATCAAGATATTTCAAGATGAATGATAAAACTTTTCTCACTTTATTCTCCTTGCAGTTGATAGTTGTGTTACAATTATTGCACCCAGCACAACTTGCTGGGCTTGTTCACGCTCTTCAGGTGTGAACTCGGAACCAAGATTGGAAATAGTTTCTAATGAATTACTTATGGTTGCAGATATTTGTTGGATTGATTCTGAAAGAAATTGTGGTACTAGGTTATCAAGAATTGAAGGCTGAGTTTGACTTACGTCAATGG